CGGATGAGCGAAGCGGAACGCCTTATCGCCGAAGCCATTCGAGGTGCATCATGAGTGCAATGCCAGCGACCGGCAACGGGTGGTACTACGCATGGGTGGACTTCCACCGCAAGGCGACTGCTGCCAATGCCGAGGCTGTTGCGGCACTCATTGCCGCCGTGGAAATCGCTGTTGAGGTGTGGGAGGCGACCAGCGACGAATTGCACGAATGCACGAAAAGGCTGGTTGCCGCACGTCGCACGCCGAAGTTTGCGAACGAGCACGCCGATTCCGTGGGCACTGAGTTAGTCACGCTTCGCAAGGAACGCGAACGGGCTGGCTTCATGGTTCCCGTTAGTATTGCTCCAGGCTCATGTCCGATGCAATGCGACAAGGGTTTGCTATTTGCCCCGTTGCCACATTTGGTCAGAGTCGGTGTGTCAGGCAAGGGATTGCTCAGGACGTGCGCCGTGTTGTGCGATCAGTGCGCCTACGGTCGGGCGGAAATCGAGTTGCAGGATCGGTTGGAAAAGCAAGCCGCCCCTGTGAAAGAAGAAGCGTGGAAGAAGAAGAAGTTGGTGACGTTGACCAAGTATTTTGAAAGGACCGGCGGCATCGACGGTATTTCAATGCTTCGCGATTACGAAGCCAACTGCATTGCAGTGTTGAACGCGGCGCGAACAGACGCTGATACGAAGTCCATCCCCACGATGAAGGCGATGTTGGGTAAATCGCTCCGTGTGCCGTTCAAGGAGCGTCCTCGCGGGCCGGAGTCAATTTACGAGGGTGAGATATGAACCCTCGCGACCTATCCCCCGGCGAACTGCTCCGTGCCACCCGTGAGCAAGGCTTTAAGTGGTGGATTGAACGCGGTGCATTGGCGGTGATGAAGCCCGTGGTGAAGGGCAAGAAACGCTGCCATGTGGATCGCCTTTGGCGGGAAGTATGTGGAACTGGTCCTTTACGCGGAGGCGATGTCATGAAGAAGTCTTGCAAAACATGCGTCCATGCCCGATGGCATCTGACGCAAACCGGGCGAATCGCTAGTAGTGGTCGGCACCTGTGTGTGTTCCCTCTCCCGGTTGTGATGCTTCCGTCGAGCATTACTGAGTACTACGGCTTCCCGTTGAAGTATCATCGGATGTGCATTCAACCGGACATGGGGCAAGACTGCCCGTGCCATGAACGAACAGCCGAGAAACCGAAGCAAGTGGGTCGAGAAGATTGGGCGATGCAATAACCGGGAGTCACAACAGGCTATCGAACTTCACGAGGTGACACGATGAACGAGGAACGACGTGCGGAGTTGCGGCGGATTGCGGAGGCGGCGACGCCAGGGCCAAGGCGTTCGGGGTGGGATGATCCCCCGTCTGCTACTCGCTTGGAAGCATATGACGCGGACGTTGTTTACTCGACCGATCCAACGCTTGACAAGCTGGACCAAGCAATCGTCAGCGGCACATGGTACGACGGCCCACTCACCGGCTGCACCCGCGAGAATGCTGCCCACATCGCCGCGTTCGACCGTGAGACGTGCCTCGCGTTGCTGGACGCGGCTGACCGCGTGGCGGCGTTGGAGGCTGAGAATGCGATCCTGCGGGCCGAGGTGGAATCATTACGAACGCAAGTGAATACTTGGTCCGTCCGTGCTGAGGCTCATCGGATCGCAACCGAATCCGCCGAGCAACGCATCGCGACACTCGAAGCCGAACTTGCCACGTTGAAAGGAGCCAAGGCGTGAAGAACCCGCTGTACGGCGACCGTGCGAAATGGGTCACTCTGCTCCTTCAAGAGCAACTGGAAGCCATCCGCAAACACCTTTGCACGGGGCCATGTGGACAGTCGAGCCAAGTGATGCAGCAACGGGAGCGGATCGACGCGGCGTTGCGAGCGGCAATCGAGTACCTGAACGAAGGAGTCACAAACGCATGAAGCCGATGTGCAAGCACTGTCACACAAGAGTGGTCAACCGTCCGCGGGGTCTGTGCTGGCCCTGTTACTACGATCTCGGCATTCGCAACCTCTACCCCAGCGACACGAAGTATTACTGTCGGCGTGAAGAAACGCTGGAGGATTTAGAACGGCTGATCGCGGAACGATACCCGACGATGCCCAAGCGAGGAGAGTGACATGGGTAAGGCAAAAGTCACACGGGTCAAACTCCCGACGAAAGGTCAACAGGCGGCGGATGCGATTATCGCATGGTGCCAGCGGCAGGGGTTGCCCATTCCGGTGCGGGAACACTATTTCGCCAAGCCACGCAAGTGGCAGTTCGACCTTGCGTGGAGTTACTTGCCAGAATGCCGGGAATTGCATCCTGATCGCGTCCTGCTCGCCGTGGAGATCAACGGCGGCGGATGGGTCAATGGGCGGCATAATCGCGCGTCCAGCCTCGAAGCGGAATACGAGAAGTTGAGCCATGCCGCAGCACTGGGCTGGCGCGTCATCCCCGTCACCTACGCACAACTCAACCGGGGCGAACTGTGGCCGCTTCTTGAGATGGCTCTGACTTGAGAACATTTTCCGGAAGATTCTTTCAACTCAGCTGACGGCATACCCTTGCGTCGCGTGATAGGTGGCAAGGTGTAAGACAGTGGTGTTGAGGTGGTGTATAGTGTTATTCGGGAACCGGAGTTTAAGGGGGATGAACATGAACGACGGTGGACCTGCATTCCCAAGATCACCTCACACCGGCGACCCCAGTGACGACGGCATGACGTTGAGGGACTGGTTCGCGGGGCAGGCGTTGGCGGGCGTGATGAGCACGGCCGAAGGGTTGGGGCGTGTGGAGGCGGCGGCGCGTTCCGAGCTCTTAGAGACCGCAACCCTGATCTACGAAATGGCTGACGCCATGCTCAAGGCTCGGGAGGCGAAGTCATGACGTTGGACGAACTGGATGCCGCGTATGCGGCCATGACGAGCGGGGTGTGGGAGCAGGGCGTTGAGTGCGGCGACCACGAGGATTACAACGTCGAGTGTAACGGCGAGATTCTCCTGTGCGGTTTTCAGTCAACGGATGAAGTGGAGGGAGTAATTGCCCTGCACAACCACTATCCGGCCGTGCGTGGGTTGCTGCGGCGTGCCGTGGGGTTGCTGCGTCCGTTCGCCATTCACCGCGACTGCCATGAGATTCGGACGTTCCTCGCGGAGTGCGAGAAGCCACTGACGGAGACCACCGGCAATGGGTAAGCGTGGCCCTGTCGCCTTCCGACCTCGCGGCGGCACCGTGCGTGTGGAGATGTTGCCGAGAGAACGAGAGATGGTCAAACGTGCGGCACATAAGGCGAACCTCTCCATGTCGGAATGGGTGAGACAAGTTGCGGTGCGGGAGGCGAAGAGGCGATGAAACGGCTATACACGCTTGTCACGGTCATCGCCGCCGCGTGGTGAGGGGTGTTGGCGGCGTGGGTGCTGTGGAGGGTGCTGAGATGAAGGTTAGTTATCGCGGATACGAGATTAACGCTCATAGCGAGAAATGTTTGGGCGGCTGGGAGATGCTCTATTTCTCGATTTATCGCGAGTCTGACGGATATGAATGTGTCTCAGGATTCTCGGAAGATTCAACACCGCCACACGAGTACATAGAGCACTTGAAGCAGCGGGTAGACCACGAGATTGAATCAGGAACACCATTCGAGGAGCAATGATGCCGAGCAATCTGCCACCGGACTGGTACGACGACAGCGACATGCACGAGGACTGCGTAAGAACTGGGGACGCGGAGAAGTGCTTCAAGTCCGGTCTGCAATCCATGCGCGAGATGCTGGCCCGATTTGTGGAGCAAGGCGGACATCCGGAAGTCGCACAGTCGATGCGGCTCAACTGGAATCCGTCGTGGGGCGACGATCCGGGCAAGCCGGATGAAATCGCCAACAACTGGGATGCGTGCCTGTAGCACAAGACAACGCTCGCGGCGGAACTGCACAAGCGATTCGTGGAGGGCAACGCATCATGAGCGACGAACTGGACACGCACCTGCGATTCCTTCTTCTCGCTTCCGAGGCGGAAGATTTGCAGCACTTTTACGACGCCGGCCGCTCCCGCCTGCGCCTCGTCATCGACGCGGCTGTGCGTGCCGAGCGGGAGGCGTGTGCAAAACTCTGCGACGACTGGAAGACGGCTGCCGGGGCGGGCTACGTTTTGATGTGCGTGGCCGCCGCCATCCGCAACAGGAGCAACACCCCATGAACTTCGACAAGCTGAGGAACGCCGTTCTTGAATCGGTCGCCAAGAACCTCAGAGAGTTCGGCTACCCCGATGCGACCGCTGAGAATGTGGCGACGGATTGGCTGTATGCCAAGTTTGTGCTGAGCAATCTCGAAGAAGAGAGGGACACGCTTATCCGCCACGGCGGCCCTACGATGCGGGCGGTCATCGATTCAATCGAGAAGCAGTGCAAGGCGGTGCCAGAACCAAAAGCCAAGAAACGAACCACGAAGAAGCGGAGCAACACCGCATGACCGCACCTGACACCATCGCCACGGCGGACGGCCGCGTGATCCCGCTGAGCGAGTTGGAGCGAGTGGCGCGGGCGGCGACGCCGGGGCCGTGGGAGGCTGATTGGCTTGGCACGAATCACTTCGAGGTGCATTCGTTGGCGGCGGGGGCAGAGTTTTGGGTTCTCACTGACGCTTCCGCGAAAGGCGAAGACCTTGACTTCATCGCTGCCGCTAACCCGCTCACATGCCTCGCTCTCGTGGCCGAGGTGCGGCGTCAAGCCGAGGAGATCGCCAACGTCTGCGCCGAGCGGGACGCACTGTACGCCGAGGTGAAGGCCCGCGACTCGGAGATCGCGCGCCTGCGTGAGCGGGTGGCGGAGTTGGTGAGGGTCATTCGCTCTCAACCAAACTTTTACGCCGCCGCTGACCTGCTCGCGAAAGGAGCATCCCATGAGTGACACCACGCTGACAGCGGAGCGGATCGCGGACCTGCCTTCGCTTCTGTGCGACCTCGCGCAGTTGCTCGACGGCTGGCACAACGATGGAACTGCATGGAGCCAGTGGGACGAATCGGTACGGAAACGGCTCATCGAGTTTCAGAAGGTGTTTCCCGCCCTGCTCGGCACCGCCGAGGAAGCCGCCGCACTGCGGGCCGAACGCGATGAATTAGCATCCGAACTGGAGCGTGTCGCGAACCTGCTCATCGCCGAGGAAGAGTTGTCGAAGAAACTCGAAGCCGAACGCGATGCGGCCCTCGCCGAAGTCACCCGGCTCAACGAAGCCTATCGCAACGCGGAAGGATGGCGGCGGGCATTTGAGACTCAAGTGCCAGCCACGATTACACCGCTCCCGTGCCCGTTCTGCGGGTGCGAAAAGGTAGTCGTCAATCAGGGCCGAGGGACCGAGCCGCCGATCTATTGGGCTCAGTGCAACAGCGATGCACAAGAGCCGCTGGACTGCATCGGTGAGGGGCCGCAAGCCGACACGCCAGACGAAGCCGTGCAGAAGTGGAACAGGCGGACTGCTGACGCCGAAGTCACCCGGCTCAAGGAAACGAACCAGCGGCTGAATCGGCGGTGCCAACATGCCGAGTCAGAGCGTTCTGCGATTGCGTCTTGCGGCAATCCTTCCGGCGCGTACTGGATGCTGCGGCAGGCGTGGAAGAAACGGCTATGGTCGTTTCGGGTGCAGCGAGCCGCAGCAAAGGCCAGCAATCAACGCATCACCACCCTTGAAGCTGAGAACACCCGGCTCCGCAACCTGCTGGCCCGCGCGGAGGTGGACGAGCGGTGGAGGCCGATTGCCACGGCACCGAGAGGCGTTGATGATATTCTGCTGTGGAGTCCGGTCGCCGACCCCGAGAGCCAAGAGGACTGCATCGAGCTTGGTTTTTGGGTGGAGATGGCTGAGGCGTGGGACGGTAGAAGCGGATGGGTTCGCCCTGCCCCCACGCACTGGCGACCCCTGCCCCTCTCCCCGGCGGACGAGGCCGAGTTGGAGCGGTTGCGGCAGGCGGTTGCGATGGAGGGGGAGGCGCCATGAGCAAAGATGTAGACCCGCCGGAGCATTACAACCTCATGATGCTCGTCATTGGCTGGGTTGCGGTAATCGCAATCTGCACGGGAACCGCTTCGGGTTGCTCGTGCCACGTCCACTTTTCGCAGCGGACGAACCCAACTGAGAAGACGCCATGAACCGCCGCCGCCGCCTCGCGATCTACTGGCTCTTGGTGTCGCGGGCGAAGATGGCACGGAGGAAGCAATGAGCCAGAGTTTACTCGCCCACATCCCCGCCGAACTGCACACGCGGGATGTCGTCGGCGTGCTGAATGGCATGGACGCCGACTGCTCGACCATGCCGATCTTGCTCGATGCGATCCGGGACGCTGGCGGCACCGAGGGCCACGTTCTCGCGATGGTGAGGGCGTTGATTTATGGGGCGAAGAAGGCTGACGCGCCGCGGTTGTGGTACGCCGACTGGCTGGATGAGGCGGGGGAGGTGGAGCGGAGTGCGTTCATCCGGTGCCAAGTGGAGTTGGCGAGAAATCCCCAGTGCAAGTTTCTTCAACTTGGACAAGACAAGGCGTGTATCGACTCGGCCAGACCGTATGACATTTCTTGCGAAACGTGCGAACTTCGCCGCCGCGAGCGGGATATGTGGGGCTCGTGGCCTGACGAAAACGACATGCGGGCCAAGATTCGCGAAGAGTGCCCGGCAGTCAAGGATTGGATTGTTTTGCCCGCGTCGATGGTCTCGTGGCGCGAGCCGCCCATGAATATCGCAGCCGTTGACCGTGGGTTCGTTACGGCGATCCGGTGCCGGTGGGCCGACTTCCTGCGTCACCACGCCGGGCTGTTTTGGAGTCCGAGGCAGACTGTGGAAGTCCCGTGCATCGACTGCAACCGACCAGCCTACTGTTCCAAGTGCAAGGACCGGCACCGAGTCAACATCCCTCGCCCCTTCGTCAGCACGGCGCAACCAATCGAGACGGTGCGGCTGACGACGTGGCCAGCACAGTTCACGGAATACGAAGCCGTCACAAACATCATCGAAAACTCAGCGGAGTTCTATTCAGCACCGATTCAAGACGGTGCGCAATACCGCTTCAACCGCGTGAAGTGCGGCGTGTGCGATGGGCGTGACGGGCAATCAGATGACGATGGGGAAACCGTTTTGATATGCTCGTCGTGCCACGGCACGCCCCTGAACCTGTGGGAGTGCGAGGCGTGGCCGGGGCTGGGGTTCGTGATGCCGCAACCGTTTGGCGTTGTCGAATCCGTGAATCCAGACGGCACCGTAAACGTCCGCGTTGGTTCAATGGTTTAACTTGTCCCCAACCTGATGTACAATACGCCAAAGGAGCCTCACGCCATGTTGCATGTCTCACAACTGGAAGACAAGCTCACGCCCGCGACGTTGGGGCTGGTGAGCGGAGTGCTGACTTACGACGCTAGCCCTGGCATTGCCAACAACGTCACCATTTCCGTCAGCGGAGACACCTACACGATCAAGGACGCGGGCGAGACGATCAGTGTCATCAGCGGGCTCACGTCGTCCCGTGGTACGGGCACAAACACTGTGACCGGGAAGATCGTGGCGGGCACGCCGGTGCAGTTCAACCTTGGCGACGGGAACGACGTGATTAACATCAAGTCCGTAAAACACGGGCTTACGGTCAACACGGGCACGGGCACGGACACGGTGAACGTCTCGTCCAACGCTCCGACCAACACCGGCAACCTGCTCGGCATCCTCGGCGGCATCGACGTGGATTCAGGCGGCACAACCGCGTTGAACGTGAGCGGTATGACACAGACGACGATTCCGGGTGCGGTGAGCGTGGACGCCGATTCCATTGATGGGCTGCTCGGTGATGGGTCTTACTCGCTGACGTACTCTGGCAACTTCTCACTTGTTCGGCTCATCGCCCCGTCTTCGCAATCGCTCGCCAAGACGTTCACCATCGACTCGCCTTCCGCCCCGTTCCGCTTCGACCTCGGTGAAGGCCAAAATATAGTCAATCTGCTCGGCTCGACTCAGCAAGTGGAACTGTACGCAGGGATCGGCGGCAACACGTTCAATGTCTTGGGCGACTCGCTCGCGTACATCTCCAGCGGCGGCGGGGCGGATACGTTCTACGTTGCTCCGGGGGTGACGCTGGACGGCAGCATCCACGGTGGTTGGGGAACGGATGTGTTCGACATTCAGGGAACTGTTACCGGCTATGTAGGGATTTAAGACATGCCCATTGGCTTCCAAACGAAGGTATCAGCCCCTGCCACTCCGCTTGCAGGCAATGGGGCTGCGGTCGCGTTTAATCCGGCTGGGACATACGTCGCCATTGTTTATGGGTCGTCTCCGTTTGTCAGTGTCTACCCCTGGGATAACTCGACAGGATTCGGAACGAAGGTGGCCGACCCTGGAACGCTTCCGGCCGGCGCGTCCAACGGCGTGGCGTGGAGCCCTGACGGAAACTACATCGCCGTCGCTCACGGAACCTCGCCGTTTCTTAGCGTATATGCGTGGACTGGCAGTGGCTTCGGATCGAAAGTATCAAACCCCGGAACTCTGCCTGCGGGAACTGGCAGCGATGTCTCGTGGAGTCCTGACGGAAATTACATCGCCGTAGCCGTCACATCGACGCCATTTGTGGCAGTGTATCCGTGGTCCGGTGGTGCATTTGGAACAAAGATTGCCGATCTAGGCACGCCTGCCGGCGGCAATGGCGTGGCATGGAGTCCTGATAACGCTTATATCGCGTTGTTCGGCACCGTTTCGCCTTACGCCAACGTCTACAACTGGAGCGGCGCGTTCGGGGCAAAAGTGACTGATCCGGTTTCGCCGGTCTCGAATGCATTCCGCGGCGCATGGACACCGGACGGCGGAGCGATTGCGTATACGTCATCCACATCGCCTTATGTGTGCGCCTACCCGTGGTCCGGCGGTGCGTTCGGGACAAAATATTCCGACCCCGGAACGTCAATCGCGAGTGCGTCCAACGGTCTGGCGTTCACACCCGACGGCAATTACATCGCGATCATCAACAACAATAACTCTCCTTATATATTTGTGTTCCCGTGGAGTAACGTCACGGGGTTCGGCCCAAAGGTCGCGAATCCGGCTTCCTTGCCGCCAACCGGCCGCGGGCGTGTGGCGTTTGGAAAAATATCGCCGTACTCGTTGGTGTGTTCAAACTTCACCACCTCGCCTTATGTTTCGGGATACATTGCGGCACCACCGTCGAACTCAGTGGCTCCCGCAGTGACCGGCACCGCTCAAGTTGGCCAGACCTTGACCACGACGAACGGGACATGGACGAACTCGCCGACGAGCTACGCTTATTTATGGAAACATGGCGACGACTCGGCAGCAGCTGCGACGGCCACCAATTCGACCTACATTCCCGCTGCCGGTGATGTTGGCTTCGGGATGAAGTGCGTCGTCACGGCTACGAATATCGGCGGCAACGGAGCAGCGACGAGCAACACGACGAGCAGTGTTCTCCCCGCCGTTCCCACCAACTCCGTCGCCCCGTCCTGCACGCCGTCAAGCGGAACAACTGCGGACACGTTCACCTTTGCTCCGGGGACTTGGACAGGGAGCCCGACGAGCTACGAGACTTCCGTGAGTGTGGACGGGGGAGCCTACACCGTCATCGACACGTCCGCAGGCGGCACACCAGCTAAAACGGGCACCCAGCTAGGCGGACCCGGCACTATCGCCACGCGGGTACGCGCTCAAAACGCGGGCGGATGGAGCGGGTATGTCGCGGGTACGACGTTGACGGTGACGAGTCCAGCAGGAGTGCCTGTCAGCGGCACCCCTGGTCTGCGATCATCGCTTAGCGGGATGCAATCCAAGCTCAGTGGGCTGTAACAGGGAAGTTTAAAATGGCTGTGTCATTCTCCAAGTTCCAGTCGTTCGTCCAGAACCTTGGGCGCAAGGTGTTCAACTTGAACGCCGACACGCTCAAACTGGCGTTGTCGAACACGGCACCGAACGCGGCGACGGCGAACCAACTCTCGGACATCACGCAGATTTCCGCAGCGAATGGGTATACTTCCGGCGGTACTACCGTCGCCGGGACTGCCTACTCTCAATCCGGCGGAACGGCCACGTTGATCGGTAACGCCGTTACGTTTACGGCCAGCGGCGGGTCGATGGGCGCGTTCCGCTACGTCGTCCTGTACGACGACACGGCGACGAATAAGGAGTTGATCGGGTATTGGGACTACGGCTCCAGTATCACGCTCAACAGCGGCGATTCGGCCGTGATTAAACCATCCGGCTCCACCACGGGCGGGAGCATCCTGACAATCTCATGAACATCACCGGTCACGAAGCAACCATCGAAATCACCACACAGGAGAACGTTATGCAACCGCTGGCTGTCGATTACCCGCCGAACGATGTGGACTGCAACGCATACCCGTTGAACGGCCCCACCGACTTCGGCGACGACCTAGAATCGCGATGCACGATCCCGGCTGGATATCACTTGGAAGTGGTGTCGCAGCCGTCCCGTGGGTCCGTGTCCTTCAATCCCGGCGGATGGCGGTACACGCCGACCAGCGTGCCTGCGGTGAACATGCCGGACCCGTTCACGTTTCGCGTGACGAATGGATCAGACCACTCGAACGTCGCGATCTGCACGGTTCAACTGCTCGTGGAGATGTGATCTGTGGCGACGAGCGGGCCAAACCAATCTGGAGCGGTGGCGGAGTTCGACGACGGCTGGCAACCGTTCTCGAACGTCGCCAACGCCATCACGTTCGACCAAGTGTACTCCACCGTGACAATCGGCGGCGAATTGTCGATTTCCAACTACCTTGATTACACCGGGTTCGGAACTTTCACGGGGATCGGAGCCGGAGATTCCGTTACGGCGGTTGAAATCGAGGTGGCGGGGAAGACTGCTGCGACCGGAACGCCGACGATGTTAAACGCCCAATTGATCGTAGGGGGCGTGGTTGTTGGGGATATAGCACCTGTCGATGTCTCGGTATTCACATCCACCGAGACATACCAGTCTTCGGGAGTCATAACCGTAGGATCGCCCGATTTTGGTACGACTCTGACCGGGGCGGATTTAACTTCCAACTTCGGGGTGCGGATTCAGTTTAGCAACGACGGCACGCAAGAAGTCTTCTCCGTAGACGCCTGCCGCGTCACGCTGACCTACTCCAGCGGCACGACTTATACCATCGACGTCACAGCAGGAGCGTTTTCTGAGACCGGTCAGTCGGCGGACGTACTCGTGACTCGGAATATCGACGTGACCGCCGGAGCGTTCACAGAATCGGGACAGACGACCGACATCCCCGTCACTCGCGAAGTAGACGCCTCTGCCGGGACATTCACGCTCACCGGTCAGCCCCTCGACGTACAAGTGCCGACTGCCACCGTTGGCGACAACACCACCGGCCTACGCTCCCAACTCTCCAATTTACGCTCGCAATTGAGCGGCTTGTAGCGTATAAAGAAGTTGAACGCGGAGATACGCCATGCCGGGATACGGACAGAACACCGATGTGGATGCAGCGGCTGAGCCTTTGTCCGCCACGGAACGTCTAGTCAAAACCGGCGTGCGGATCAAAGCACTGGCGGCTAACTCCACTGGCATCGTCTACGTCGGAAACAACGACAGCGTGACGAGCAGCAACGGGTATCCGCTGGGTGCCGGCGAGGACTGCTCGTTTGACGTGGGTTGGTTTCAGACGGTGCCGGGCGAATCGGCTGACCTCCAAGACATCTACGTCATCGGGAGCACCACCAATCTCGGCGTGGCGTTCTGGTACGTCTGATACTGTTACAGTTGGAAGTGGTATGGCTCGTCCCAAGGGACAACCGAAGCTCGGCGGACGCCAGAAGGGGACGCCCAACAAGCTCACCGCGTCTGTGAAAGAGGCTTTGGAGATCGCGTTCAATGGTCTAGGCGGGCCGCAGGGCTTGCTGGAGTGGGCGAAGTTGAACACGGGCGATTTCTATCGCTTGTGGATCAAGATGCTTCCAAAAGATTTGAACGTGACGATGCAGGACAAGGGCACTGATCTATCCGCGGAGGTCAGGCAGCGACTCGATGAAGTGGACGGCCCCATCCCTGGACTCGCCAGCGAAGCTCGGAGCGGCCACGCTGCGGACGTGGCGGACGCCAGCACACCTCAAGCTCATCAACTGGTATCTTCGTGAGATGTCGGCGGGGAAGAGTGGGTTGGACCGGTTGAACATTAACTTGCCTCCCCGTCACGGCAAAAGTCTTCTTATCTCGCAGTTCTTCCCAGCATGGTTCCTGCTGGTCTATCCGTGGCGACGGGTGATTCTTTGTAGCTATGAAGCGGATTTTGCGTCTCAATGGGGGCGGAAGGTCCGTGATTTGGTGATCCAGTGGGGACCGGTGTTCGGGGTGCAAGTGGCCAGCGATAGCAAGGCGGCGGATCGGTGGGAGATTGTGAAGCACGGCGGCGGGATGCAGACGGCGGGCGTGGGTGGTCCGTTGTTGGGCAAGGGGGCCGATTTGTTGCTGTTGGACGACGTGACGAAGAACGCGGAAGAGGCACTGAGCCCCACGCATCGCGGCAAACTTTGGGAATGGTACACGTCCACGGCATACACACGCCTGGAGCCCGGTGGGGCGGTGGTCAATGTCCAGCAGCGATGGCACACAGAGGACATGACGGGAAAACTGCGCGAAAGCGAACCGCATCGGTGGAAGGAATTAGTGCTGCCCGCGTTGGCTAAAGAAAACGACCCTCTGGGACGCAAGCCCGGCGAAGCTTTGTGGCCTGAGCGGTATGACGCGACGGAGCTAGAGCAGAAGCGAAAACTGGCCCCGACGTGGTTTGCGGCTCAGTATCAGCAAGAGCCGATGGACTTGACAGGCGGGTTCTTTCGAGGGTTGGAAAAGGTGCCGGTTGTGGCTGCCGCGCCTACAGGCAATCAATTCAGCAAAGTTGTCCGTGCGTGGGACTTGGCTGCGACGGAGGCACAGGCGGGAAGTGATCCAGACTGGACGGTGGGCGTGAAAATGGGACGGCATAAAGATGGGACGTTTTGGATACTGGATGTCCAACGTGCTCGTCTAGGTCCGCAGGGTGTGCGGGATTTGATTCGACAAACGGCGGAAGTGGATGGTACTGGCATTTCCATATTCGTGGAGCGGGAAGGCGGCGCGTCCGGTAAGATAGCATCGCAGAGCATTGTCAGTGATTTGGCGGGATTTCCGGCGCGTGCCGTGAAGCCGGAAGGCAGCAAAGCGGAGCGTGCGGAGCCGTGGGGTGCTCAGATCGAAGCCGGGAATGTGAGACTGGTGAAGGCAGAGTGGAACAGGGCGTTATTGGCTGAGCATCAGGGTTTCCCCACTGGCACGCATGACGATATCGTGGATGCGTGCAGTGGTGCGTTCAGGCAGTTGTGCAAACCGGATGTGAACTTCTCTGTTCTGGTGATGTGAGGGGAGCGATGACCAGCGAAGAGATCAACAGCGTCAATGCTCGCCGAGCGGTTTATGGGTTGCCGCCGGTGCTGCATGGCGAACATCCTGAACCGATTTACATTGCGAAGCTACGGGCAGACGCCGTTGAATTAGCTGAGCAGGACAAAGCTGAATTGGTCAGCATCGTTGCCGCGGAGCCGAAGTGATGCCAAGCCAAACGATCACGAGCATGGACGTGCTGGACACCGGGTTGCCGAAGCTGCCCGAGTACGCCACGCGCAGCGAACTGCAAGTGCAGCAAGGGGCGATGGTCCTTGAGACGCTGCGCCGTGATCCCCCTGGGCAGCTGCGCGGGGACCGGTATCTTCAAAGCCAAAAGTACACCGGGCCGATCTATCTAGCGATCAACGCTGTGCTGTCGGCAATGGCGGGGATCATTCCACAGGTGCAGCGACGGGTGCGGCACACGAACAAGACCACCTTTCTGCCTAGTAAGACAGTGCGGAAGGCCATCAACCCGAATTCCTTCGGGCGGGATCACGAGTATGTCCCGGCTGAATCGGACTTCCCCGCGTGCCAACTACTGGAGCATCCGAACGAGCGGGGCGACACGTTCAAGGACGTTTTCAAATACCAGATCATGCAGGACAGGTTGACTGGGTTGGCTTATTTGTGGTGTGTGCCGAACCACAAGCATCAGCCCGTCGAGATTTATGCGCTTCCGACTGCGTTGACGACGCCGAACCTCACGATGTCCGCCCAGTATCCCAACGGGGCGTATACCCTCTTACCGTACTACATCAGCGGCACGATGGGCTACTTGCCCGGCGGGATGGCGGGTGCCGGGGCTGTCATTCCCGCGGAGGAAATGCGACGGCGCAAGCGTCCGCATCCGTATTTGCTTTGGGATGGGTATTCGCCCCTCAGTGCCGGCGCAATGGAACTGGACGTGCTGCAAGCCATTGACGCCTGCTGGTGGGCGATGATGGATGAGGGGGTGATCCTCGACACCGTGTTCATGATGCCGGGGCAGGATCAGACACAGCTGGCACGCTTCGAGGCGCAAGTGAAGCAGCGACATGGCGGAGCCCGGAATGCGCGTCGATTCTTCGCCCTCGGAGGTGGGGAAAGCACGGCGAAATACGATGTGAAACAACTCTCCCCCAACGTCCGGGACATGGACTTCCCGAACGGGCGTGCCACGATGCTGGAGTTTTGCTTGGCGTTGTTTGGTGTCCCGATGGACATCGTGCTGGCGAATAGCGAGACGGGGAGCTTTTCCAAGCTCTACGCCTCTATCCAGAAGTTCCGGTTGCTGACGCTCCAACCCGACGCGAACGACTGGGCGGACTTGTACTCCCGGTGGCTGTGCGATCCGTGGACGAAGAAGCCGGGGGAATATCGGATCAAGCTGGAGTTGCCAGCGTTGAACGACCCGGAGTTGGATCAGCAGCAGCAGAAGATCGACATCAACATTGTCTCGGTGAACGACCGGCGGGCGAAGCAAGATTTGCCGCCGGTGCTGCACGGCGAGTACCCCGAACCGATTTACTTGGCGAAGTTGCAAGCCGAAGCCGTGCCGCAGCCAACGCCAGCAGAGATTCCAGCCCGTGGGATCGACGAACGCGACGACAATGCGGCGAAAGCCGCTCCGGAACGTCCGGAAAACGCAGCCGGGAAGGGTTCTTTGGGGCCGCGCCCGATGCTTAAGGCAGCTATGTCCAGCATCGACCAAGCCTCAGGCGGTGCTCTAATCGGCACACAGAAGAAACGCAAGCTCAAGGGCAGCAAAGCGGCGCGGTGCCTCGGGATGCTGGCCAAGGCTGTGCTGGAGGAGAAGTAATGTTCCCAACCGAAGGGCGACATCTGGCGTGTATCCGCATCAACGGCGAGTTGATGCAGCAGATGTTCTTTACGGCGGGTCGTCCTGATAAGTGGTATCAGGTTCAGGAGGGTATCCCGCCTGACGCCAAGTTTGTCCGTTGGTACATTTCCGAAGAGATGAACGAACTTCGGATGGTGTACGAGCACGAATCGTTCCCATTGGTAAGACCGGGCATTCAGATTCCTTTTCTTCGGGAACCGATGCTGGCGGGTTGCACAATCACCATCGAGGAAGTGGAAGAGGCTCACCAGCGGCGGATGTTGAAGATGCTCAAGGACAGCGAGCCGGCAATTCAGAGCATGGCTGAGCATACTCGCCGCATCGCAGACGCCATTGGCAAGGTTGACGAATGCCACGTTGTCACGGGAGGCAAGTAATCATGGCGAAGGGTAAAGTACGGGGCTCGGATGGCGAGGAACAGGCGACCACGGAATCCACTCCGTTGCTTGAAGTGACGCAGGAAGTGGTCACTACCGTGGTGACGCCGGTCTATACTGCGCCGCCCATGAAGCCGCTGTGGTCGGACGTGTCGGTGGTGCAGCGGGGGAAGGAATCATGACACACGGCGACCTGTGTTTCTGCACCGAGTGCATGGGAGGCAAGTGATGGAACGCAAGATCATGTTCCTCACGGGCGAGACGGTGCAGGTGGATGACGCGCCGAGTCATTTGCTCGTTTACCTCCCCGGCGCAAGTCCGCCAGACCTTGAACGTGCCAAGGCGGTGTTGGACCGATGGATAATCAGCGGCGGCGTGTTGGTCATGGGCGGCGAGGAGGTTACGCTCAAGATGGCATCCTCGCCGCTGCCTGACGAATGCCACGTTGTGGAGCCCAAGTAATGGCGTGCGAAGATTGTCGTGACATCAACACGGATTGCCCGACTTGCGGTCGAAAGTGGACGCCACGAAACCAGATGGATTCGACGAACCAAGCCAAAGTTGTGTTCATTGCGAGCGACGGCATGGTGCAAGTTGAAGACATGCCAACGCATCTTCTGATACATCTTCCTGGGGCGTCTGTTGAGCAACGAGAGGAATCTCGGCACCAAGCAAACCAATGGCTTGCGAACGGGGGCAGTCTTATCATTGGAGCCGATGACGTTCGCCTCAAAGCGACTTCGGCACCGGTTCCTGATGGCATTGTTATGATGGCAACGCATTGGAAGCACAAGGAAGGTTGAAAGGATTCGCCCATGACCACCTATCTGCCCCTCAAGGCTGTCAAGCAGTCCCTGCGTCAAGTGCGGGACGAAGCGTTTGCACGCGGTAAGGCTGAGGGGCAACGCGAAACGCGGCAGGCTCTGGAATGGGCGGTGCAGTTGAATGGGCATGGGCCGCGGGTAGTCAAGGCACTTAAGGGGGAAGATGATGGCGTGGGTGTGCGGAGTGGTGAGCGGCATGATATTGGTGCCGCTGTGGATCAACAGCCAGACCAACTCTCCGAAGCCCTAACCCTCGCGGCATGTGACGCACTGATCGAAGCCAAGACGCACCATCCGGAAACGGAGGGCGGCCCGGTTTTTGATTATCTGCGGGGCTTGCTGGACGATCCCGAGGAGTTGCAGGAGGCGATGACGGAGATTGAGATTGTCAAGAAGTCTCTGTGGCCAAATTATGCTATCTTCGACGCTCTCCATCGCAAGGCTTTTGACGAGTCGAAGCATCCACGCGGCGATGACGGCCGCTTCATTGGGCGGGAGCAAATCCACGCGGCGAAGTCGGACCCGGAACTGGCACAAAAGCTCCGGGACAAGACCACTGACCCGACCGAGCGTGCCAAGCTCGACGCGGCTCTCGAAGGCAAGTCTGACCTCGGGCGGACAAAAGCCGGTTTGCATCGTGAGCAAGTGTCTCAGCGTCGCCAGGACCGCAAGGAGCGGGTGGCTAAAGCGCAGGAACTAGCCAATGAGATCAGCATGGCTCGCCGAGGTGGTGAGCCCGTGCCGAGCTCGCACTTCCGGGAATTGGCTGAAGTGCTCCCGGCAATGACGGTGGCAGAGTTGCGTAGCGTCCGGGGCAAACTCGCTGCATCCTTCGGCGGTGATCGTCGGCGCGATGACATGGTGCTGCGGTTGCTGGAGCACGCCAAGAACAAGGCGGCGTTGCTGGAGACGGCGGAGAAGTACGGCGACACCGATCCCTTGGATTTCGGATCGTTGAACGAGTATGTGAGCGAGGGCAACGCCCACGGCCCCGGAGAAAACCCCAACCCTCCTGAGCAGCACGGCGGGCGCATGCAGCAACGCCATGAGATTATGGCGGCGGGGGCGAAAGGCGATCTAGTCGCGCCTAACAAGCTCTCACACGGCACGCCGGACACGGGAAGCGAGTTGAAGTTGGCTCCGAGGGGCGGAGAGGTTCAGGGCACGCCGCAAGGAACAAAGCAGCCCAGCGAAGACGCTCTGCCCGCGACGGCGGCTCATAACACACGCCCCACCTACACCACGGACCCAAAGCCAGCGGCTTCCGTGATGTCGGAGGCTGCATCCTCGTGGCTCGGCAACCGCGACCTTGCGAGCGTTGGGTACGACGAGATCAGCCGCGCAGCGCGGGCGGGTGAGTTGCCTCGCAAAGCCGAGTTGGAGTTGAAGCGGGCGAAGTTGGCGGCGGAGGAATCAGCGGGGGAAGACGCTCCCGCGCCGCGTGGCGGTCTGCAAATGGAAAAGCCGCCGCCGGGTGGATGGAAAGAGTCGGATAAGGTCGGTGCTCGCGTTCAAAAGCAGCACGGGTACGACATCACGCCACGGCATGACGAAACCGACCCCAACAACAACCCGATTCCTCTCGACAAGGTAATGCCGGACGGGCGCACGCTTGGCGAGATTCAGGAGGCACGGCGGGAAGGGTTCCGGCAGCAATACGGCGCGGACTCACTTGATCCGCTCAAGACGCCACGGGACAAGTACGCGGGCGCAAACTGGCAATACACGCTCATCGACCAGATGCACCGCCCTGACATTTTGGGCGGCAAGGATCGAGACACCGAGGTTGCATACCACAAGGAACAGCATCGGCAAGCCGTCGCCGCCGCTCTTGCCGCTGGCAAGCCCGTGCCCCCGGAAGTCCTCGCCGACTATCCCGACCTTGCAGCCACGCTCAAACAACCGTCTCAGGAATCGCCTAATAATGCTCCGGGGGTGGCGGCGGCTCCTGTTCCGAGTGCTGCCGACGATGTTCTCGACTCCATCCGCAACGCGAACAAGCCGAAGCCCGCGAAAGAGGTTGCTGCCGCATTCAAGGGGCATGTTGATAACGGACGCAAAGATGTCGCCTTGAAGGTCATGAACGACTTCCGCAGCCGTGCTTCCGTTGGCGAGTTGAAAGAGTTCGCTGATTCGCTCGGCATCGGTTCGCAGGGCACGCGGAATCAGATCGGCGAACGGCTCGTGGCGTATGCCGTACACGGCCGCGACGACGCATTGAAGGAAGGCGAAGTCCAGCAGCGGCGTGCGGAACGAGAGAAGCAAGAGGCGAAGCCAGTATCGCAGGCCGCGCCGCAAGTCCAACCGTCCGCTACCCCGAGCCCAAGCAAGCCCGCATCACCTGCGACGAACGCCCGACCCGCGAGCGAACTATCCACTGAGGAAGCCACCGCTGAACTGGAATCACTCAGGAACAAGTACCGTGGCCCCGGAATGCACGTTCTCAGTGCTCCAAAGCCCGGTTCTCCGGAGTTTAACCGCGACGACGACCGGCAGACGGAGTTGCAGGAGCGGCTTGGAAAGATGGCGTGGCAACGGCGTCGCGATGCGATTCAAAACGTATCGGGGATGCCACCGGAGAAACATCGCAAGTACGTTGAGCAAGCACTTGCCGCCGGGAAGCCTGTGCCTGCGGAAGTGTTGGCGGATTACCCGGACCTTGCGAGCCCCGCGCCGTCCATCCCCACGGACCACGCCGCCGCCCTCGCCAAATCCAGGACCAATCTACGGCGTACCAAGATCGGCGGTGCCCCGGAGGTTGGGCGGCATGTGGTCTACCGGGATACAAGAAGCGGCAAAGTCTCTGCCGTGCCCGCTGACAGCTACATGGGCAAGGAAGTGGCGAAGGGTGCCTTCCCACATTTCAAGGTCGAGGGGGAGTATGAGTTTAACTCTGCGGGCAAGCCGGTGAAGGTGGAGCCCGCGATCACCAAGTCCTTTGCCTCGGACTGGTCCGCCCTCCGCGCCGAGCTTCAAGTGGTGGACGATGCGCCGCCGGGGTGAGAGGCGGGCTTGCCGTGGGTAGTACAATCTTGCTCATGATCCATCCAGCACGTTCAATGGATTTCGCCGACCTGTACCTCGGGCTTGCGTCCGGCGTCGTGGAAGGCACGATCAACAAGACGGACGGCCCGGACGGGCTACAACTCTTCACCTACTCGCAAGAGTGCGTGTACGGAAAGAAGTGGGACACGTTCTCACTGATGGCTCGCGGGCTGATTGTGCATCGCGAGTCGCAGCAAGTCGTTGCCACGCCGTTCCCCAAGTTCTTCAACGTCGGTGAACGTGAAGGTTCGCTGCCAAACCTCCCGTTCGAGACATTCGAGAAGTTGGACGGGAGCCTGATAATCCTGTTCCACTTCAACGGGCAATGGCGCGCGGCAACGAAGGGCAGTTTCGTTTCAGAGCAGGCGGAGTGGGCGGCAAAGTGGATTCGCAATCACGATCTATCGCCGCTCGACACTGAGGCGACTTACCTTTGCGAAGCCATCTATCCGGAGAATCGCATTGTCGTCAGTTACGACTACTCCGGGTTGACGTTGCTTGCGGGCTATCGTGGCGACGGCATGGAGTTGTCGTTCGATGCGATTTCATCGCTCGGCACGGCAATGGGCTGGCGCGTGGCCAAGCGGCACTCGTTCAATGCTGTGTCGGAACTGCTCTCGCTGGCGAAGACGCTGCCAGCCTCTCAAGAGGGATTCGTTCTGCGATTTGATGATGGGCTGCGGGTGAAGGTGAAAGGTGACGAATACTGCCGCATCCATCGGCTTGTGAGCCGCGTTACGCCGCTGGCCGTATGGGAACTGCTCTCAGCGGGCGATGATCCCGAAGAGATGCGGAAGCAATTGCCCGAAGAGTTTTGGGGCGATTTCGACGCCATTCATGGGATTCTGATTGGGCAGGCTGAGAGGCTGGCCAAAAGTATCGCTGCCGAGGCGGATGCCGTTGCAGGCTTGCCGGATCGGGATGTCGGAATGCGGTTGGATTCGTTCACCGAACCCGTGCGGCGGTTCATCTTCCCGTATCGGAAGAACGGCGGGAGTCTGTTTACGGGCAAGCCGCGAACCATGTTGTTCCGCGAAGTGCGACCGACCGGAAACCGGCTGGAAGGATACCGACCGTCTTCGGCGGTTACGCGAGTTCTGGACGAGGCCGCTTAGTTTACGACATCTCCTTACCCGACCGCACCACCCGCGTGCCGCCCCCACAAGGCTGCTTGTGCTGCGTGAGAGGTGTAGTCGGTGCCGCGACCTTCCCGCCGTTGTAGCAGTCCTCGCATTTGCCATAAGCGGCAAGCTCGTTGGGTTTACAAGGCTGGTGGCAGCGGGGGCAGGTGTTCATGGTGTGTTCAAGATGCAACGGTGCATCTTGACCGGATTAATTGGGACCGTCCCAATTGTTGGGCTGGTCATCATTGTACAGCCTCCGACATTTTCTCAACTTTTCCGTATTGCATTCTCAGTTCACTAGGCATAACCTTTCCTATACGGGGCTGGCGAAGACTGATCCTCTTTGCGACCGGCCGGATGTGAGTGGCATGGCAGCCGCGCATCCCGCCACGCCCTCACATCCGGCCTGCCACATCCCCGCGTTGATGCGCGACCCGTGCCCACGGTCGCACAGTGCCTACGACGCCGAACCTGACTTACGATCTCGGTGCGATCCTCGCACTCGATTCCGCGTCGCCGTTCACCAAGTCGATTGATGCGGACAAGCTGACTGTGACCGAAGTTCTCACTTATCCGGAAACGGATAAGGCGGGGGATTTTGTGCATCCCGATGGCGGGAACTTCGCCCCTCATCAGAGCAACCCGTGGGTGGGCTTAGAGCACTTCCGCTGGCACAAGAGCGAGCGTGACACTTGGGTTTATCCTGATGAAGCAGGAGCCACTGAAGAACCGGTTGTCATCGCCTGGGCTCGTGACTCGCTCGCTGACCCGGACGGCAAATACACGGTTCGCATGACGGACCTGACGCTCAAGGGTGACAAGGTTCGCCTGCCGGTCGCCACGTCGTACTTCGATCCGTCCGACAAACTCTCCATGCAAGTGTTCGCTCTTGTGGCGGACGACACGCTGCCCGGCGTGAGTATGGAGTTCAAGCCAGCGAAGCCGTCCTTGAGTGATGGCCGGATGCTCAAGTCATACCGCACTCTTGGTCCGTCTCCCATCGAAAATCGCCCGGCACTGGAAATCTTCCGCTGGGATTTTCACGGCTTTGTTCACTGTCGCACGCCTGTCAATGGCGGTGCTTTGACAGTGCTGCCGGACAAACTCATCAAAGCGGTCCAGATCGGCAAAATCGGCAGCGAAGCGATGCACCCGCTGCTGCTGAAGAGCATGGCGGCGGTGATCCCTTCGCGGAGGTATTTCGCAGTGAACAACACGATCAACAAGGCTGACATGCTCCCCGATCAATCGCTTGCCGAGACTTCGGTTTACGACGAGGTGGCTGGGGATGCAGGCTCCGGAGAAGGCTCGCAGACTTCCCCCAGTGAATACCCAACCGCGGATGGCCTCTACGCCTTCGGTCAAGCCCTCAAAGATGCGTGCATGGCTGCGTCTGAAGTCAAAGGTGAACACAAAAAAGGCATGAAGGCGATTCGGAAGCTGTGCGAGAAGGTGGACGCGATTGTCCAAGAAGCCCTCGCGACTGCTGAGAACGTGGAACAAGACCTCGGCGATGAGGCGGATGCTGAGATCGAAGCGACCGAGGACGAGGCGGCGGAAGTCGAGACGGATGTGGATGACGAGGGGATCATTAAAGCCCTGCCGCAACGTCTGAAGCTCCTCCTGAAAGCCCAACGATTCAAGCTGAGCGAAATCCAGGCTGCGGAGGCCGGCAATACGCCGGAGGACGTGGCACGGATGGCGAAGTCGGCACGGAAATACAAGCGGGCGAAAGCCATTTACTCCTGATATGAGGGCCACATGTCCAAGATCGTTTCTGCCCGCGAGCAAGCGGACATCTTTGAAGAAGCGGCGCGCATTGTGGCCGAACGTGGCCGTGAATCCGCCAGCCGCGCCACGCTGAACACCAAGGCTGTGATGAACGGGGCTCCGCATGTGCGGCGAGGTGAAGACCCGTTGAGCAGCCGCCCCTTCTACATCGCCAAGGCTGCGAACGTCCTTCGGCGCGGCAGCAACGAAAACCGCGAGTCGGCGAAGTTCGAGTTCGCGGAATCGGATCGTCTCAAGAAGGCGATGAAGGACGTGTACGGGTCGCAGGGTGCGGACTACGACGACCGCTCGCTGCTGATCCCGCTCGACTGGAACCTGATGCACCCGGATATCGCCAACAGCAGCGATTTCCAGCCGATGCAGCAGGGTATGCACGAGGCGGTCCAACGCATCGCGGCGGACCCTGAGAGCATCTTGCACCGCAAGTCCGTCGAAGTCCTCGGGCGTCGCAAGGCCAACGAACTGGCCACGCTGTACAAGACGCCGATGAGCTACATCAACCAGCAGACCGGCGGTGCGATGGTGGCTCCGCCCCAGTTCGGCGACTTGATCCCGCTGTTGCGGAACAAAGCCGTGATGCCGAACATCGGGGCCACGAATGTCCCGCTCCCGGCTCAGGGTTCGGTCAAGTATCCCCGCCAGACCGGTGCAAGCACTGTCTACGAACGGCCGGAAAACACCGCGGGTACGGAAAGCAACCCCACGTTCGATGACATCACGCTGGAGCCGAAGGAGTTCATCGGCTTGGTGCGGGCGAGCAATCAGTTGCTCACCTTCGCTCCGGGCGTGGCGGAAGCGGCCATCCGCGACGACATGACCCAACAGATCGCGCTCACGTTCGATCTCGCCTGTCTCACCGGTTCCGGCGGTCCCAACTTCGTGGCGGGCATCGTGCCGCAGGCTGTGGCCGCGGGTAGCACGGTGCAAGCGAAGAGCACCGGTCCCAACGGGAACTCGTGGACGCCGCCGGATATCGCTCGCATGATCCGCAAGAACATGGAGCGGAACAGCGATGTCAAGGTGTGGATCATGCGTCCGGCCATGTGGCTCGGCATCACCGAGACTCGCGCTGACTCCATCGCCGCGGGCGACCAAGCCGGCAACTACCTGTGGAACATGTTCCGCACGTTCGGCGAGGACTTTGGGGAAATGCTGCGGCAGCGGAAGGTGGTCGTCAGCAACCAAGTGGCGAACAACCAGACGAAGGGCTCTGCGACGGACCTGACTTACATCCTCGGCGTGGATGGCTCTGAAATCCTCGTCGGTATGCACGGGGCAATGGTGCTGGATGCCAACCCGTGGGGCGATGAAGCCTATTCCAAGAACCAAACGCTCCTCCGTTCGATCATGTACGGCGACTGCAAGATTCGCCGCGCCGCGGGCATTGCGTACATGCCGCAGCTGATCGTCCCGAACCTGGATAACTGAGACACCCGCTTAACAACACTCAAGGGAGCCGTTCGTCATGGCACAACCGGTCAGCGGGTATCTGTACCCGAGCAATCTCGTTCTCGTCAAAACGTCGTCCACGATCAGCGGGACGGCGAACACCACGGGCGTGACGCTGGAGGATTTCGACTCCAACGGCATCACGCTGATCTTCCAAGTGTCGGCCGTCACCGGCAGCGGCTCCCTCGCGATTGCCGTGGAGGAGAGCTACGACGATTCGACGTATTCGGCCGTGAGCGGCGCAACGGACACGCTCAATACTGCGGACGTGGGCACCGTTTCCACGCTGTTCATTCCGAACTTCCAAGGTCCGTATCTGCGACTGGCTCAGACGTTGACAGGCACGTCCGTCACATACTCGGCCATCGCATACGGCAACCCGGCTGCGGCGACGGACACGGCGGGCTACACCAACAGCCCCGTGGGTCAGGCACTGTAATTTTCACACACGGGGAGAACGCTCATGAGTTACGGTCCGACCTACAGCACTTACAACATCACCGCGACGGGTACGACGGGGTACTCGGCGGCAAAAGACCCCGTGCAGACTTCGAGCACGGTGGTCATCAGCGGCACCTACGCAACCGTGGCTTTTACCTTTGAGGCCACTTGCGACGGCACCAACTGGTTCAAGGTTGCGTGCATCGACAACAGTACGCAATTGCCCATCGCGGGCTCGACCACGATTTCGCCGACCGACGACTCGGAATACTCGTGGACGATCCCGAACGCGGTGAACTACTCGGCGATCCGCACCAACGTGTCGAGCTACGGCAGCGGCACGGCGGTCATCTCCGTGTTTTCCTCCACGGGGTTGGTCCAGCCGAGTGTTACAGTGTCTGCGACCACCGGGACGTTCACGAACGGAACCTTCTCCGGAACGCTGGGGGTCACCGGCGCGGCGACGTTCGCCAGCACGATCACCGGGACCAGCACCAGTGCATCGGCCTTGGCTGTGGGTGCGAACGGTGCGACGAATCCCGTTCTCAAGGTCAACGCGAATACGGCGAGCGTGGCCACTGGCCTTACCATCGTCGGGGCTGCTGCTGCGGCGGGTGTGGCACTCACCGCAATCTCCAGCGGCACCAACGAAAACATGACCATCGACGCCAAGGGTTCGGGTGTCCTCAACCTGAACGCGACAGCGACGGGCACGGTCTACGCGGGCCGCGGCTCCCTCAAGGGTCCGGTCTTCGGCAAGACGCTCACCAGCATCGGGACGAGTCAATCTTCGACCCCGACCACGGCTCAACTCCTCGGCGGCATCGTCACGCAGACGGGCAGCACGGGAGCTGGTGCCGTGACGTTGCCGACCGGTACGGCGATCTCCGCGGCCATGCCGCTGACGCCGGTAGCGGGCGACTCGTTCACCTGCCGCTTCGCGAACCTCGGCGGTGGTCAGACGCTGACCATTACGGGCGACACGGGCAGCACGGTGATCGGCACAGCGACGGTCGCCTCGGCCACGAACATCGACTTGCTGTTCGTGAACACCGGCACCAACACCTGGAACGTGTACACGAATAAGTGATGAATGCACCTGCGGAGTGTGCGGTTTTGGTTCCGGTTGCGAAAGCACTGGAACCGGAAACAGAAGCAAGCCTGACCGAGTTGGCCCGATTGGGCTACCCGGTGCGGATGCTCCGCGGTGGCAGTCAAGTGGACTTGGTTCGTTCCGCGTTGGCCAGCGATGCGATCCGCGACGGCTTTGAGGAAACGCTGTGGATCGACTCCGACGTGGTGTTCACGCCCCGCGATGTGGAGTTGATCCGCGAGCATTCGGAGCCGTTTGTTGCCGGGCTGTATGTGAAGAAAGACCGCAATGAGTTTGCGGCGATATTTGAGCAACGCAGTATCAGATTCGGCGAAGGCGGGGGGTTGATCCCGATGGTGGGTGTGGGAATGGGCTTCACGCGCATCCGCCGGATGGTGTTCGACGAGGTGAAACGGGTGTTTGGTCTGCCGGACTGTGGCGGCGGCTATGACCCGAGCAAGACGATCACGCCGTACTTTCTGCCGATGGTGGTGGATGGCGTGTATCTGAGCGAGGACTACTCGTTCGGGCATCGCGCAAAGACAGCCGGGTTTGTTGTCCAAGCGGACACACGGTTGAAACTGGGTCACGTTCACCGGCATGTGCGAACGTGGGACGACCTGATGCCGCAGACGCGGTACGAAACACTGGACGTGCAAGCGGGGTGAGCGATGGCCCTCATCACGCTGGATGAATACAAGACGCTAGCTGGCATCACTGGCACGAACGCCACCCGTGATGCTTCGCTAACCGCGATCATTGCCGATGTCAGCGATGCGATCAACCAAGCCTGTCGCCCGTGGCTGTTTGAACCGCAGGAATTGACGAAGGTGCTGGACGCACCACTCGATGAAAAGCTGATGCTCCCGGCGATCCCGGTTCGCAGCATCACAGCGTTGTACTTGAATCAACAAGCCAGTGGAGAGTCCGCGGCGTTCACGAGCAACGACTTGCTCACGCAGTACACGGACTACTACTTGGAGTTGGACTACTACACGGACAACATCAGTACGTCCGGGATTGTTTATAAACGGGCGGGACGGTGGAACGGTCAGTATTGGGGCGGTGAGCGACGTTGGCCAGTGCAGGCTCTTGGAAGCACTCTTGAAGTGGGTCGGGGCTGCATCAAAGTCGTGTTCCAGGCTGGGACGTTGACGGTGCCGCCGAATGTTCAGATGGCTGCGTGCTTGGCGGTTAGCTTGGTGTACAACCGCCGTCAAAAGGGTTCGCCGGTTCAGAGCGAGAGTTGGAACGGCGATTCGTACACACTCGGCGGCGGTGATTTCAGCACAACTGGCGTGATTGCTTCGCCTGACGTGTCGAGCCTTTTGCGGCGGTACATGTCGGTCCAAGTGGCGAGGCCGTGATGTTGTACGACGATCCGCCGCACCGAATATCGCTGTTGCGTGCTCCGACGACGAAGGATTCAGCGGGCGGCATCAACATCGCGTATGTGACGGTCCAGTCCGATGTGCCGTGTCTCATCAACACGGCCTCGGCGAACACGGTCGAAATGTACGCTCAGCAGGCTATCGCGGTGGCAATGACGATTGGCATCCTGAGCAGCGAGTTGACGGCGACGCCGGAACCGGGATGGAAGGCGATCACGGACGACACGGGTAAGTCGGCCAAGGTATTGGGGATTCGTTCAGGGCGCGTCAGTGCATTGGGAACGATCCCCCCGCTGACATACTTGGATTGTTCGCAGTTCCTGTGAGGTGTGTTTCGTGCCTTATGGATCGGTGATCGCGGCTGTGATGGCGAAGTATGCCGGCTTGAATGCAAGCCTGTTCGCCGATGGCGTGATCCCGCCGATTTACTTGGACGAGGCACCGCAGGAAGGTGGAGCCGCGGCACAGTTGCGCCCTCCATACACGATCCTGGTGGACGAGTCAGGCGACCCGGAATGGACGTTTGTGAACGGGCCGCAGACCACGGGGCAAGACGGGATTCTGGACGAAGGGTTTTCAATCGAAGTCTATTACTCCGGGGCGTCGAACGCACTAGCGAATTGCGATGCAGCTATCGCAGCGATCTTGTGGAACGGTTCGGTGCCGAACAGCAGGGCGGGGCTGGCGTTCTGCACCTTGGACCTTTCCAGCCCGCTACGGTCGATGTCAGTGATCCCGAAGAAAAGCCGGAGCAAGTGGCAGGGATTGGATTACCGAGAACTGCCGACGTACTCCGTGAAACAGTGGTTCAAGGCTCCGACGCAGTTGGTGGGTGCTGGTTATTCGTAAAGGGGGTGTCTTGTGTCCGATATCTCGATCACCGCAGCGAACGTCATTCCCGGCGCGAATGCCACGGTCATCACCGGCACGGCTGGCGAAACAATCACCGCAGGGATGGCGGTGTACAAGAACGCCTCCAATCTGTGGTTGAAAGCGCAGTGCGATGGCACGGCGTTGGAAGCCGGTTCGAGCCAGCTGGGTATCGCCCTCACCGGCAGCAGCCTCAACCAGTCCATCAACGTGCAAGTGGCGGGCAGCATTACCATCGGCGGCACCGTCGCGGCAACAGTGCCATACATCGTTTCAGCCACCGCGGGGGGCATATGTCCCTATGCGGACTTGGCGAGCGGTCAGTATGCGTCCTTCCTCGGGTTTGCATCAACGACCGCCGCCATCACGATGCTTAGCGGTGGTGTGACGGGCGTGACCAAAGCTTAATTCCTCGGAGGTGGTGAGTCATGGCATTCAATGCTGGTCCTTCCGGGGCGTTTCTGGTTGGGGGGGTTGCGTACGCGCTTGGGAAATGGCGGTTCTCGCAGAAAGCCGCCCTGCCCAAAGTGAACAACTTCACCAGTGGTTATCAGGAACTGGTATCCGGTCTGAAAAGCGGCACGGTGACGGCGGAGGGGCCGTACAACGCGGGCGCGATGCCCATGTCCGCAGGCACGAGCTACGCACTGACAATGCGTGTGGTCGCAGGTGTCGATCTGTTGGCACCCACGGCATACTGCGAAAGCATCGACCCGAGCCAGGATATCGAGGACGCGGCGCGTGTGACGATCACGTTCCAGACTTCCGGGGCGTTCACTTACAGCATTACCTAACGGGAGTGGTGCATGGGTCGGGTGTACACGGTGGAGCCGAAGGACGGGGAGTTGAACGGCGTTAATACCAAGTGTTTTGTCGCCGGCTTGTCCGTCCCCGGCGTGTATCGCGTGGAGTTCGATGAAGATGCGGACGAGGGGTTCGCCACCGTTCACGCTTACTTCAACATCGCGGACAACTCACCGTGGCGTCCGGTGGTCGATGTAACGGGCGATGCGGCGATCACCTGCACGTTCCGCCATTACGTCTATCTCGCCCACGGCGATGCCATTGATGCGGAAGCCGTCAACCGAACGACCTTCCGCCATCTTCCCAAACCTAAGGCTGCGTAACTCATGTCGGAACTGAGCCGGGCGTTGGGTGGCCCTCCGTTCAAGATCATTCTCAAGGAGAAGACGTACAACGTCGGCCTCATCACGGGTGACATCAAAATCGCCTATGAGAAGGAGATGTACGCACAAGCCATCCGTGCCGTTGGTATGCAGCGTCAGTTTCTTCCGGAGGATGATTACAGGGGAATGATGAAGGAACTGGCGGCACAGTACGGCCGCGGCGAGTTCGCGATGGAGGGCGAGGAAGGCCGGAGATTGTTTGACACCCCCCGCGGGTTGTTCCTGATTACGGGCTTGGTGCTTGGCGTGGATCAGGCCGAAGTGCTGGCGATCATGCTTGAAGACGGGCCGCAAGTCTCAGCGGTGATCGAGGCTGTCATCAAGGACTCGTTCCCCGGAGTGAACTTCGACGACCCAAAAGCGAAGGCGGGGTGAGGCCGGTCGGGTTGACGTATGCCATGTGCGCCATCCTGATCGACAAGTATCATCTCACCCCGCAGGAAATCGGCAAGCTGACGGATTTCCAAATCCAGAAGCTCTATTTCCACGAGCGGACGCGAGAAGGTGCGATCCGGATACCGATGCCGGCGGTGCCCGAAGCGGTGACGTGGGAGGAAATCAAAGCTCGTTTGCTCAGTGTCGCGAACATGATGGACGCGGACGAACACGCCAAGATGATGCAGGAGGCCGAAGCGAAATATGGCAGCAACGGCTACCAACCTGCAAAGTGAGTTGCAAAAGATTCTCGACGGGCTGGGCGACATGCCCGGCATCGTTGGGAAACTTGGCGATGTGGTGAGCAAACTGGCGTCTGCCTTGACGCCGTTGCAGAACGCCATTTCTCGACTATTCTCCAACGCCGAAGACACGGTGCTGGAAACGGCTCAAGTCGCACAACAGTCTGTTTTGACAGCGGCAGTTAATCGCAATTCAGCCAGCACAGACGCCAATACAGCGGCGACGAATCGGCTGTCCGGCGTCGTCGGCACGCTCAATTCCATCATGTCGTCCTTAGTAGCGCGGATCAACGCTTCACTTCAAGGGCAAGGTTTGCAGGCTCTTGGTGGGAAAAGCCCGTTGATGCTTGG